CTGTGGTGGTATGCTGTCCGCGGATACAGCCGTCAAGCCTCCAATGCCCGTTGTCTAGCAACGTGGCGCCCTGATAGCTCAGACACTCCCCATCTACCCAGCAGAGGGTGTTGCCCCGCTCTGCATCCTGGGCGGTGCCGGACAAAAACGTGCCGTTGCAAGACACTTCCACGCTGGTGTCCGCGGCCTTGACGCTTTTGGCCAGGGTTCCCACCCGGGCGCTGCTAGCAATGGTTCCGGCCGCCCTGTAGTTGGTCCCATCATCGGCAACGTAGACCTCACAACCGCCCCATAGGTCGCCCTTGCCCTTTGCTCCAATCCATACTTCCAGGCCGCTTGTAGTCAGTTCCGCGGGCGGCTGCATGATAAGCGGCGTGTCTGTGTCCGGCGCGTCGGCGTTATAGTCGATGTATGGCCGGTCGCCCTCGTGCACATCATAAGCAGGTTTGCTTGCTTGCATCGGCGGGCGGCTGATGGCGGTAAACGTCAACGTCCCGTCCGTGTTTTCGGTCACGCTGTCAATCATTACCGGCGTTTTATCCAGCCCCAGGGCGCTGTCCGTCAGTGTCACCTGGTCGCCGACTTCCAGGCGGCAAAACGCCCAGTCAAGTTTAAACGTAAATTTGTTGCGGCCGTACAGGGCGTCCCTTGCCAGCTGTTCAGCAACCTTTACGGCCCGCTCCTTCGTATAAAACCAGTGCGCCGTTGTACTGCTGGCCTGACGGAGTCCGTATTCCGCAATGTCGTCTTTCAGCTCATAAGCCACGGTTTCAGTTTCGTAGCTGTTTTTCCGGCTAATAAATTCTACCAGAAAACGATTATAAATTTCTGAACTGTCCTTGCGCTGGCATGTCACAAGGGCGCCGTTGCTCTCCAAAAAGTCGTCCGCGGTTAAGTCGTATTGGATGGTGGTGTCTGGCGTCCAGCTGCCCACGGGGCGGTCAGCCTTGCAAACGATTTTAAATTTATTATTGCTCCAAAACATATACGCATTGGTTAGCGTCATAAGCTCGTTGATAATATCGTGTGCAGCCTTTGCCTCTGTGGTGTCCGTCGGGCTGGAAATCAGTAAATCCGCTTCACGGCAATACTTGCGGTAGTTGTCCAGGCCGATAATCTCGACGCTGGATAATCCTACTTTATCCAGGATGTCCCGGATTACATCCGCCGGGTTTGCATCGGTCCCGTCGCCGGTGTCAGTCAACATCCCGCGGACCTCAAAATTATAATCAGGCATAGACCCGCTGTCGCCCAGGTCGATAACGCCCGCCATATAAGCCAGGTTTTCATAGGTCAACGCTTTGTCGGGGTGCTTGCCCTTTACGTACGGCCAGGGGGCTTTTTGGCTCCCGTCGTATAGCGTCATACCGATCTGATCGGAGGGATATTGGTATACGTCCTTGCCTAACCACACTTTGCCGATACTGTGGATAGGCCCCTCACATAAACCCAGGATAACGGCAACGGTATACGTGTACGTAATGGACACGGATTTGCTTTTACCGCCCTTCCCGGTCCGTTGTGTCTCTTTATGTTCGTGGGCAGTAAAATCGTCGTAGTAAATCACGTTGCCAGCCAGGCGGCTGGTGCCGTAGACCACTGGGACAGCTCCGCCGTAACTGGCCGTTGCAACGGTAAAATCACTGATTTTATTGGCCCGCGTGGTAACGGTCCGCCCTCTAAACAGCCCCATTCGCTCTCACCTCGTCTCGTTTTTTAATGCTAAACCGATAAATCCCCCGGAGGCGGCTGTTTCCGCGGGCGTCCAAAAAATCAACGTCATTTACAGATGACAGGATAACGCCCTGCTCCACACGGGCATGGCATACAACGCCGTTGCCCATATAAACGCCGCCGTGACTGACGCACCGGCCATACTGATACAGTAAAAAGTCGCCCCGCTCCATGGTATCCACTTTGTCGCAATACCGCTCCACAATGGATTTAAACCACTCTTCCCCGTGGCTCAGGTGCCACATGTTGGAGTAATGGTTAACCTTGATTTCGCCGCGTTTTACCAGTCCGGCGTCCTCCAGGCTGCAAATTAGCAGCATCCCACAATCCACTCCGTGCCCTTTGGCCTTGCCCTCGTTTACGTGGGGCGTCCCCAACCAGGTTAAAGCAGCAGCCGCAATTCGGTCGCCTTGCTCGCTCATAGCAGCACCTCCTTGCGCGGAATGTACGGCGCGATCACCGCGCTACTGTCCGTGCTTGACGCCGTGACGACGCCGCCGGAACCGGTGGAAAAGCTCCCTTGGGGGTAATATTTCCGGATGGGGAAATTCATGTTCAGGCCGCTCGTTTCCGCCTTGATGGACAGTTGCAGCTGCAAACCGCCCGCGTTTTTGATTTCGATTTTCCCCGCGAACAGGTCCACGGTGCCCACGACGGCACCGTCACGGAAAAAGCACCGTTTAAGGTGCAGACGCGCCCGGTCCATGGTCCCGTCTAGCGCGGCCTTCATCACGGATTTGCTCTCGATCATATCGGTTTTTCCGGCGTAAATGGTCACGCTCAGGGTGTCAACGGTCAGGGTGGAATTTAATTTAATCTGCTGCCGTTTAAACAGCAGTTTACCGTGCTGGTAAACCGTCCCGCCGTTGTTGATGTCAATATCGGCATCCGTATAGTAATAGTGATTGCCATTAGCCAGGATAATATCGTATAAATCACAACTCTGTATTTGTTTTTGTGTGTTTAAATAGGCCGTCAGACTGGCGTCTACTTGTTTCATCGTACCACATCCATTTTAAAGCTACTGGAATTGTTAACGTTTTCGAAAACTCTAGTTAACTCTCCCCCATCGTCGGAAAAACGCACTTTAAACCAGTACGTATAATCAGCTGTCACCACGGCCCCCGTTGCCGGTGCCGTGGAAAAGCTGATGACGCCGCCGGACACGCTGTAACCGCTTGTCTGCTTTTTGCCGTCCACGTAGACGGTCACATCCTCGATGTAGTCCGCCGGTTCCACGTATCCATCCAGGCTCCAAACCGCCTGGTATTTTCCCGGCACGATAACTGGCAACGCCCGCCCGGTTTCCCGGTTTAACGTGTGGTCCAGCCACAAAAACGGCTCGTACCCGCCCTTGACGCTGGCAATAAATGCCATTAGCTTATTCGCGGTATCGTCGTCCAGCAGACCGAACGTTTCTGTGATGGTCCATTGCGGATACAGCTGATTGGTCAACGTCCGGACCATTCCGGATCCGGACGTTTGCACCTGTGTATTCCACTTTTGTTTAAATTTGCTGTTCCATGTCAGGTGCTTAATTTCCTGGGGGAATTTTTTTAGTGCCATTACCACACCCCGCTATCTGCGGCAAAATTACGATTGTTATCAAACAATGCCTGCTTGATTGCATCCAGGCCGCCGCGCTGTAAAAATGCACTGAATCCGGACGCGTCAACCGCGGACACATTTAACGTAACGTTTCCGCCGGAAATTGCGGTAACGCCGCCGCCGGTGCCCAGGTCCGGCACGCGCCCGGCGTTGATTGCATCCAGGTTATCCCGCCCAACGCGGTTAACCGCTTGAGACGTAATGACGTATTCCCCGTTGCTCAGCATTGCCGGAATGGAGTCGCTTGTTCCGGTTCCAGGACCGGCAACGTAGCCGCCGGTCGCAAAACCAAACTTGCCCTTGGTCACACCGCCGAAATCCATACCAAACAGGGTATGTCCTGCCCAACGGGCGGCCAGTTTCGGGTCGCCCACGATGGAATAAATAGCGAACAAGCCCAGCCATTCCGTGGCAATTTTTAACGCGTTCTGGAAAATCGTCTTGACGAAATCACCCAGGGCAGCACCCGCGGATTTCGTCCCGGTCAAAATGCTGCTAAAAGCCTCGCCCATGGATTTGCCAGCCTCTTGCCAGTAACTCACCATTGCGTCCTTCCAGTTTTTCGTGTTTTTAACCTGGTTGGTTTCAGCTTCCCCGGCGTCAACTAGTTTTTGTTTGTAGTTGTCGACAAATTCCTGCAACGTTTCGTTTTTCGCGGCCATTTCGTCCTTGATGGCTTCCGGACTCATGCCCAGGACCTTCGCCAGGCCGTTAATGCCTGCTTCCTGATCTTCGCCCGCTGTAGCCATTGCCTGGTCGATTTCGGCCATTGCGTCCGTCACGGTCGTTTTAATGGCGGCCACATAAGCTTTAATGCTGTTGGGGTCGGCACCAAACGTGGCCATCAATTCCTTGCTATTTGCCTGCTGCTGTTTCAGACGCTCCGCATATTGCAAGGCTTCGATTTGAGCTTCGTAAAGCTCTTTGGCGTCCCGCTCCTGCTCGCTGATACGGTCCGCAACGGCCTGCCGGGTCCCGTCGTCCTGGATGTTTTCAGCCAGCTTGATTTCCTTTTCGTAGCTGTCGATTAAATCGTCATAGGTCTTTTTGTACTCGGCCAGCTTGACCTTCCGGTCGGCGTCTGCTTTAGCCTCGCCGGTCAGCATCGTTGCCCGGACCTTCATTTCCTCGATGGCCGCCTTTTCGTTCGCCTGTCTGATGGCGGTCCAGTCCGTGTATTTTTTAATGAGCGCTTCCGTTTGCCGTTGTAGCTCCCGTTCTTCCTGGCTCATTTTCGGGGCGCTCTGGTGGGGCGTGCTGGCGGCCGCGCCGCCGCCGGACGTTTTCGGCGCGCGAACAGCGGTGTGGAAATGGTTGTCGTCCTCGTTGTATTCACGGGGTACGCCTTTCGGTGGCCCCACCAGTTCATCCCATGCGGTTCCTACGTATTCCTGGACAGCACCGCCCAGGGTGGAAATGATGGATTTAATCTTGTCCCAGATTGCTTGCAGCGGTCGGAGGATGGGTGCCAGGTATCCGGCAATGGCACTCCCAATGTTCCGGGCTGCGTCATTTAACTTGTAAAAAATAATGATTACAGCTTTTACGGCCGTCCGAACAACTTCCAGCCCGTCATCGATGATATCCAACGCCCACTGTGCAATGCTCCCAAATTCACTAAACGCGCTGGTTCCATCACTCCACACAAGGTCCAGTAAATCCTGGGTAAAATCCACCAGGGTTTGCACAATCCCGGATTTATCAAACGCCTCAAAGATGGCGCCCCCAATGCTGGCACAGATGGTCACCATGTTTCCTTCGACATCGCCCCATTCGTCGATGATGTTCTGCTTGGATTCAGCCATAGACCCGTCAAACGTGTGCATGTAGTCGGTCAGGCTAGCCAC